TTAGTGGCACCTTTGTCCAACCGTGTTTTTCTTTTAAAATTTTTATTATGTGATCGTAGTTGTATGTCATGCCTTTGTCTCCTTACATTCTATGTTTAATAAGTCGGCTATGTCTGAAAATTCATGCTCTAGCTGCTCGACTTTTCTCTCACAAGCCTGTTGACTTTTCACTTCTTCTTTTGAAAAAACACACTCAGTCACTCCGTCATTGGGCAGACAAAGTTGTAATAATATAATTACTTTCTCCATTATTCTTCTCTCTCCTTTTTAACTACTGTTCTTTCTATGTACTTTAACGCAGGGAGTACAGTCCCCTCGTGTTCTATACCCATTCTCTCAACTATATCTACCAGAGTATGTATAGTCAAAGGGTATGGCAACCTGGCTACAAAAGAATCGTCTTTGACGATCTTTCTTTTTTGTTTAGGCTTTCTAAATTGTATTATCTTTTCATTCATGTTTTATAATCGAGTCTATTTCTTCTTCACTCGCCTCATCTCTTTTGTCTAAAACATACTTGTCGTTGTATGGTTGACCGGGGTCTTCGACCTTTGGTAAATCTAAAAATAATTCTGCATGAGTTACATCTGGGTTTTCATCTTGAGATGTTACCTCTATTTCCATGTGACCATGCTCTTGAATATATCTTTGAACGTAGGGTAGAATATCTTTCTTGTTCCCAATAAAAGTTTTAGAAAAGCTCATGCCGTTTTTATTACGAGGGTCTATCTTTACTGTTATATCCATCGTCTTTTTCTGGAACTCTGATTGTTCGTCTCTCAAGTTCCTTTATAATATGTTTCTCTATCTCTTTCAGCTGCTCTACTGACATTTCGTCTAGAGAGTTTTTAGTTGCTTGTACTAATCTATTTACGTGTTGTTCTTCCATAATGAACCTCTTTCTGTATGTTATATATAATAATATAGAGATTTATATAAGAATGTCAATGCCCAAGGTCAACTGATTACTATGAAAAGAAGGAGGAAAGTAAGTACGGTTCGGAAAGGAGACGAACCACTAACCAATGACCATGGACAAAGAGTAAGATACCTTAAAGAAGAATATTTTCAAAATAAAAAAATATTTTTTAAAATATTTCAAATCTCACTCTTTCATTCTTCGACAAGCTATTATCAAAGTATATCAACAATAGTAGACAAATTATTCATTCTTTCAGTCATTCTTCGAAAGAATAACATATTCTTCTGAGGGGGGTCGCAGATCTATTTTGTATATATTTTTTATTTGATTTGGTAAAATTTCTTCTTTATAGAGGATTAATATGAAATTTAGAAGTCCAGGTGACCCCATAGTTTTAACAAAAGAACTTGCAGAAATGCGAGATGAATTAACACCAAAGCAGATAGCTTTTGCAGAGCACCTAGTAGCTCAAGAGAATAGAAAGACTGCAACAGAGTGTGCAATCCTAGCAGGATATGCAGAAAACTCTGCAAGAATAACTGCTTCAAAACTACAAAGTCCAAAAGAGTTTCCTAAAGTTCACGCTTATATTAGAGCGTTGCAGGAAGATCTCTGGAATAAATACAAGATATCCCCTGCTACACATATGCGTAGACTTCACGAGATAGGGCTTCGTGCAGAGAATCCTACAACTAATGATGTCAATGATTTTGAAATGAAACCAGACTTGAAAACTGCTTTGGCAGCAGAGATAAGTAGAGGTAAGGCAGCTGGATATTACGAGAAAAAAGAGAAACAATCTGGAAAAGGTATTGATAGTCTGTCCTTGGAAGAGGTAGATAACCTGTTGAAACAAATGCGCAAAGAAGTTATCATCGAACACAAGGATATGAGAATTGAACCCAAGACAGTACAAGGCAACGATAAGCCTAAACAAAGCGATAAACAAATTTCTTGAAGAGGGCTACTACGTATTTACTAACGTCTGCGAACAAGGCCCAATTGATATTGTTGTTGTCAATCCTGCAAACGGAAGAGCAAGATACTTTGATGTCAAGACATCGAGAGGAACTAGGATTGTAAATGGCAAAGCAGTCGGAGGTTCTGGCAACAAACTTAAACCAAAACAAAAAGAACTTAGAGTCAGACTCGTTGTTGTCGAAGGAGACGAAGTTCGCATTATCGAAACGAGAGAAACAATCAGACAGAGGCAGAGGAAAGAAAAAAAGTTCTACTACAAAGCGAGGAAAGGAATCGACTTTTTGGAAGAATGTTAGATCGATAACTCCTAATATTTTTTGGACAAGAATAGAAACATTTGGAACACCCGGTATTCCTGATTTACTTGGAGTTTTTGTTGATGATAAATTAAAACGAAACATATCTTTTTGGTGCGAACTCAAGCTAACAAAAGGAAACAAACTAGATCTCTCGCCTTTTCAAATATCATGGAATTTAAAGCGTTATTCTCTTTGCCAAGACAATTTTATTATGGCAAAGGGGGTGGAAGAGAGGGCCATTTTCTTTTATCCAGGTGCGCTTGTGCGTGAGCTTGTGACCGATTACCGAGAGGTTGAACCCTTGTTCGTGGTCCATCAACCATGGACGCATGTGCTTGAGCCTGAGATCAGGCGTGTGCTTGTGCATGTTCCTTAATTAATTTTTTTTATTTTTATTTTTTTGAAGCCCAGACCGGGGCAGCTGGGCCCCAGTCCGTAATAAATTATTACTTAACCCACCCGGCTTTCTTCAAGATCTCCTGATCTTTCTTGTAAAGGTAATCGTTCCAGTGTGATTCTGAGAAGTTGGGGGCGTGTCGCTGAGCAAAATTTTTAATTTCACTTGCGACTGTCTCCAGATCTTGATCTCCTGGGCCTGTGCATGTGACTGCTTTTTGTTGAGCCATGTAAACAATGTCGGCCAGTTCTTTTAGATGTTTTTTTGTAATCATCTTTTATCCTTTCGATATGGGATTTTATATAACACGGCAGCTACATCCAGTCAATAAAAAAAGGGTCATATTTTATTACCTGGTGAGCTTGTCACCAGGCTTTGATTCGTAATAAATTATTACTATTTAGCCCAGATCCCGGCAGCTGTGCTGCAGCTGCTTGAGCCTCTGCTTGTGCTTGAGATTGTATTTTCGCTTGTGCTTGAGACTGTGTGCCTGTGCGTGTGCTTGTAATTGTGTTTAAAAAAAATAAAAAAATTTTTCTGGACGCCTGGAGAAATTGAGAAGACAGTAATAATTTATTACTTCTAAAAGCTGTGACTGGCTTGTGACTGGTCATATTTTATTACTCAACTGGATTTTTATCCCATAATTTTTTTTTATTGGCTTCAATTCTTTTTTTATAATATTCAATTCGTTCATAATCATAAACTGTTGAAGTGTTTATAAGATGTTGCCAATAAAGAATTTTTCTTAAAATTTCTTTTTTTTCTAATTTATTCATTTTTTTACCTCACGAATATTTATTAAATTAGTTATATAAATATAGGATTATTTATATATAATACAAGTCAGAATATTCAGAAAGGAAAAAACAATTATGAATATCAGAGAAATAAAAGAAAGATTACATGTTGATAACGATCTATGCGCAGATGAGATTATTCAATATGTAAATCAAAGATTAGACCGTAGAAATACGCCTAGTTATAAAAAGCGTCTATTTGCAATTATAAATAGACTTATAATCACTTCGCCTTTCTTAGATTTTCAAAATCACAGAATTTTTCATTGCCATCATTACAATGAAATTGTTATTGATGAAAATCCAATTGAGTTCGGTGGCAACAGTTTAATCTGTCAAGAAGCCTATCAAGAAAATTATTTTACTTGTGATAATTGTAATGAAGTAGAGCATCGTGATTATAGAAATGTTGCTAATGATAGTGAGAACGAATATTGCGAGGGTTGTTACGATGATCTAACAGAATATTGCGATGATTGCGATTATAGTTATCATTCTAATCGTGGTTGCGAATGTAATGAAAGATCAAATCTTGATGAGTACAATACAAGAAATCCACTTCATTATCTCGGTAAAGAAAGTTCCATACAGTTTTATGGTATCG